CCCCCATTAAGCCCGTAAAGAGTCTCATCCACCCCCCTTTCTAAAGCCCCTCTACCTCCTTTTAGCCCCTATCCGAATCCCCCGATACCTGTGCTATTCTGTCGCTATCACCATTGCACTACAGGCCATTTACGGGGCTTTATGGACGGAAGCAGCGAGATATTAAAACGGGCCTCGAAATTAGTATGGTTCCCACAGAAGGGGCCTCAGGAAGACCTCCTTAAATACAGGAGCGTGCCGGAGATATTGTTCGGAGGAGCCCGAGGTGGTGGCAAAACTGCGGCTCTTCTAGGGGATTTTGTAAGTGACGTTTCGGTTTATAAGCAGCACTGGATTGGGATGCTCTTCCGTAGGACTTACCCAGAACTAGAGGAGGTGATTCGACAGAGTTTCGAGTTTTATCCCCAAACCGGTGCTTCTTATAATGCGAATGAGAAGGTTTGGAAGTGGCCGAATGGGGCTAAATTGTACTTGAGGTTTATGGGGCACCCAAGAGATGCCGCCAATTATCAGGGGCATCAGATGTGCCTTGTTCTCGGAGAAAAGGTTCTTACTCGAACGGGCTCTAAAGCTATTGAGGATTTACGCGTTGGCGATTTAGTAATGACAGGGAGCGGATACCATCGAGTCCTTGGTATAACCGCCCCTGTTGATAAGCCATGCGTTAAGGTTCAGAAGTCTGACGGAACCTTTCAGGTACATCCTGTAGACCACGAGATTTTATGCGATTCGGGTTGGCAGTCATATTCATCTCTTGTGGGTATAACCTCCAAAGAGATTCAAGAGAAACTCCAAGAATTTTACACGCTTCCTTCCGTGGATGCGCTTGCAAGATGCGTAAAACGTGTTCCTTTGGTATCGAAATTGGAGGGACAAACTTCCAACGGATCTTGTGAAGTTTGCAAGTCTTCCGAATTGTCTCGTGAGAACATTTTAACTTCTTTGAGGCGGTTTGTAGGGAGATTTTTGGGTCGGCAGCAGCAGCAATTACAGCACTCACAAAGGCTGGATTATAAATCTTTGCCCACTGTTTTTGATGCAAAGAACTGTGTGCCGAAGTGTTTTCCATCACCTGCAAATTTTCAAGTCGATTGTCATCTTTCTGCTCGTTTACATGATGAACAACCTCCTTTGGAGAGAGAAATCGACCAAGATGCATTTCCATTACCAAACGGTGCTGAAAAACCCCGCCTGAATTGTTGCAGCGAGGATGTTCAGGACAATACTCATATATGTAACCATTCTCACTTTTCCAAGTACCCGCACCCTTACGTCGGACTGGAACTTCCGATGGCGTGGGAAAATTCACTAGAGGCATGTTCATTCTCCTATGTAGGGGTTAAGACGTGCGTGGACATACACGTTGAATCTGTTAACAATTATATTTCAGCATCTACAGGGTTTTTAAACAAGAACTGTTGGATTGGATTTGACGAATTGGGGAACTTTGCCACCGATGAGGGGTTCACCCAGATGATTGCATGTTTGAGAAGCCCTCACGATGTGCCGCATAAGCGGATACGGTGTACTGCAAACCCGGGAGGCGTGGGCCATGGATGGGTTAAAGCGCGTTATGGGATAGCCGAAAACCCTCAAGGCTATAAGCTCCTAGAGCAAGACACCGGACTTCATAGGATGTTCATTCCTTCTAGAGTCACGGATAACCAAATTCTGATGAAGGCCGACCCGACCTATGTTCAAAGGCTTCACGAGATTGGGAGCCCTGAGATGGTTCGGGCGTGGTTGCACGGGGATTGGGATGTGGTGGCCGGAGCCTACTTCCCTGAGTTTAGCCAAGAACACGTTATTGATGCGATTGACCCCGATGATATCCCCAATCACTGGAAGATTTACAGGGCATACGACCATGGGACCTATCACCCGTTTGCTGTGCTCTGGTACACGTATGCTGGAGAGGACTGGAGGGGCATCAAAAAGGGCTCAATTGTCATTTTACGAGAATGGTACGGTGGGAATGATAAAGATGAGGGGTTAAAAATGTCTCTTGTTGACATCCGAGACGGCATAACAGAGCGAGAGTCGACAATTAAAAGAAGGATTGAGCCAGGGCCTGCTGATAACCAGATATTTGAGAACCATGGAGGTCAGAGTATTGCCGATGCGTTGGCAATTGCAGGCGTGTACTTTTCAAGAAGCGATAAGTCTCGTATTCCGGGCTGGAACCAGATACGGATGAGGCTAAGAGAGAAGAGTTTGCTGTTTACTCGCAGCTGTAAGCACTTGCTTCGAACCTTTCCGATGCTTCAGCACGATGATAGAAGACCGGAGGACGTGGATACGCAAGGAGCCGACCATTTAGCAGACGTACTCCGCTATATTTCAATGCAATGGCCGATAATTCCACGGTTTGACAAGAAGAAACGCCGAGATCCGAATGCAGTAACCTATTCGGATTTGGTGGAAGCAGTGGACGATGTGAGTAATCGGTGGCGGATTTAAGCTCTTTTCATTTTAAGGCAATATCAGATACCCTTATCGCATGTGGTTTGAGCGAGAATTCTCTACATGGGGTTAAAGCGGGATGGCTGAGTACGAAAGCGACGACAAAGACAAAGAGCATCCCCTGCACACCGAGATACGACGGTGGAAAAAGGCGCGTGAGCGTTACTATGAGATGGCAAGGCGCAGCGAGCAGCTGTATGCCGGAGAAGATTATAGTCCCTACGTTGAAAGACCTGCACAATTGAACGTGTTCTGGTCGATTGTTAATACCCTAAAACCTGCCCTTTACGCTCAACCTCCTAAGCCGGAGATATTTAGGCGATACCCGTCAAAGGACACCACAGCCCGTTTGGGAAGCCAGATTCTAGAGCGTTGCACACGTTTCCAAGTGGAAGTATCGGGGTTCGATGCCGCCGTATCACGTGCCGTTGATGATTACCTCGTCGTGGGCCAAGGTGCCCTTTGGGTACGTTACGAGCCAAAAATAGGCGTAGAAGTTCCTAAAATTCGAGTTCAAGAGTTGCCCGAGTCCCCTGCCCCTATGATGGGCCAAATGCCTGGAATGCCTCCAATGGGTATGGGCGAGGAGATGGGCGGCGAACAAGAAGGGCCGGAAGCTCCCGAAGCAGGTGAAGCCCCTGAAGGTTATCCAGAAGCACCGGAAGGCCAAGAACGGTATGTCGATGAGATGGGGCAACCTGTAGACCCTAGCCTCGTAAAGCAAGACGATGAAGGCTATTACATTGATGGCGAGCCCGTTGAAACGCTTATCGATGAGCGATGCGTAGTTGATTACATCCACTGGACGGATCTGCTGTTTGAACCAGCAAGAACTTGGGCCGAAGTACGCAAAGTAGCCCGGAAGACCCATATAACTAAGAAAGAGTTTAAGGAGAAATTCGGCGAAGATGCTTACGTTAATTATCGCAACGCGCAGGAAGCGGCGCAAGAAGACGCGGAGAAGGAAATAAACAAGGGCCGTATCTGTGTCTATGAGGTTTGGTGCAAGGACTCCAATAAGGTCTATTGGTTAGCAGAAGGGCACAATGAAATCCTAAAAGAGGACGAACCTTACCTTACCTTTGATGAGTTCTTTCCCTGCCCTGAGCCTTTATTCGCTACTTTGACCACCGGACTTATCCCAAGACCCGATATCTGTTTCTACCAAGACCAGCAAGAGACGCTTAATCAGCTTTGCCAAAAAGCCCAAGATATCGCCAGATACATAAAGGTGCTTTCGATATCTAGCAGCGAAAATCCAGAGCTAGATAACATACTAAGAAAGCCAAACGGCACTCATATTCAGCTTTCTAACTTCCAGATGTATCTCCAACAGGGCGGCGTAAAAACCGCACTGGAAGTACTTTCAATGGCCGACCATGCGGCGATTTTGAGAGTGCTGCATGAAGCCATGGAGCAAGAAAAGCAGCAGATATACGATATCACGGGTATCTCTGACATTGTACGCGGTACTTCTCGTGCTTCCGAAACGTTAGGGGCGCAACAGATAAAGACTCAATACGCGATGAGTCGAATTAGCGACAGACAGCGAAAAGTTGCCAAGTTCTGCCGCGATGTGGTCGCACTAATAGCGCAAGTCATCAAGAACCACTTCCAATCGCAAACCATGATAAAGATGGCAGGTGTCAGCAACGACCCTGAAATAGAAGAGTATTTAGGCGGCGTAATTGACCTACTTCGCAACGATACGCAAAGCGATTATCGCATTGATATTGAGACAGATTCGACTACGTTTGCTGACCAAGAAGCTGCAAAACAATCTGCAATTGACCTAACAAATGCATTAGGTAATTTGTTCAACGTATTACTTCCACACGCTCAAGCGATTCCGCAGTTGATGCCGGTAATTAACGAGATAACGCTGTACACGACAAGCCAGTTCGAAGCAGGCAGAGAGATTAAGGGCAAGCTCGAAAAGGCTCTCGTGGAAGTTGAAAACGAAATGGAGAAAGCAAAACAAGAAGCTAAAGCCATTGAAGAGCAACAGCGGCAAATGCAAATGCAGCAGATGCAACAAGGCATGGACGGCCAAAGCCAAGAAAACGCGCAAGCTCAACAAGAAATGCAACAAGCCCAAGCGCAAGCCGACTCCCAAGCTCAGCAAATGGCGATGGAGCAACAACTAGCGCAAATGGACGCTCAGTACAAAGCTCAAATTGAGAATTTAAAACTCTCAATGAAGGCACAAGAATTGCAAGTTAAGCAGCAGCTAGAAGCCCAAAAGATTGCAAGCAAAGAGCAAATTGAAGCTGCTAAACTTCAGACAAAGCGCGATATCGAAGAAGCAAAACTTCGTGCGTCACAAGTTTCTGAGCGTCAAAGAGAAATCTCAAAAGTGATTCAAGCCGACCAAAAGAATCAGACGGAAGTAAGAAAAGCGGCGATTAAAGAGTTATCACCTAAGGGGATATAATGGAATTCACAGGCATTAGAGGCAAATGGGTATACGATTCCGCATCGGGCAAACTTGTTGAAAAAGTCCCGTCCGTTATCGTCTCCTCTGCCCCTGCTGTGCATCAAGACACCATTAACCCAACATGGCACCCAGCAACTGGGGAAACCTTTGACAGCAAAAGCGCGTTTCGTCGTGTAACGAAAGAAAAAGGGTACGTTGAAATTGACGACGATCGCACTTGGGCATCAGTTGGAATGCATCAGAATAAACAAATTGAAGGACTACGGGAGGATATCGAAGAAGTAAAAGCGTGGTATACAGCCGCGATGAGAGGCAATAAAGACTACATAAACGCCAATGTTCCGCAGGAATTAAGAGACTGCGAAGAAGTGAACCCAAATGATATCACTGAAGGTATACGCTAATGAGCGATATAAGAGACGACCTTGAGGCAGCTGCATTGGATTTAGATGTTGACTTGCCCGACCTTCCTGCATCCGTAGAAGCGGAAGAGGAACAAATTCCCACAGAAGAAGCCGAGCCAACGGACGTTTCGGAACCTGAATCAGAAGCGCAGGTTGATAGCGCAGATGAAGACGACGACGAACCGCAGCCAGCGGCGTGGGCGGCAGAAATGCGCCAGCACTGGAAAGGATTGCCCAAAGATGTGCGGAGATACATCGCGGAGCGAGAACGCCAGCAGCACGCTTACATCAGCCGATTCGGTAGTGAACACGGCAATCTCAAAAAACAAATGGGAGAGATTGAATCTGTCCTAAAGCCGTATGAGAAAGCTATCTCGGCAGCGGGTATCAGTCGGGGCCAAGTAATCGAGCAATTGATTACCGAACGCTCTGAAATGATGCGCGATCCGAAAGCTTTCCTAAAACGCTTTGCAGATGCAAATAAAATCGACCTATTGGACATTGCCGTAGATAGCGATATGAGCGAAGCCCCAGAGGTTCGCAGGGCTCGATGGGAAGTGGAAGACCAAAGGCGAGCAGTTGAATCACAAAAGCGGGACATTGAACAGCAGCAAGTTTCGATTCAAACGGAGCAATTAAGGAACTATATTGAAGATTGGGGTAGCAAAAAACCGCACTTTGGAGCCGTAAGGCAAGCCATGGCGCAGGTACTCCCCGAAATTCAGCAGAGCTACCCTTACTTGTCTTTCGAGGAGCAATTAGAAACTACCTACGGGGCTGTGATGCGCCACCCGAACTTTTCCCGACTAAACAAGCCGCAAGGTGTTCCCCAGTCCGTAAAACGAGCCGCCAGCGGTGTAAGTGGTTTGAGTGGTGCCCCTACTCCTACCCCTGAAGCTGGCAGTATTCGCGAAGCTTTGATGCAAGCTGCAAAGGAAACAGGATATTTTTAAGGACTAAAAAATGGCAACGCCTAATGCAAGTATCGGTGAAATGCTCACCGTTACAATGTACAAAAGAAGCAAAAAGATGGGAGATGGTATCTCGCGTAACATTCCGTTACTGAGATTCATGAAAGACAATCAGAAACTCGTTTCTGGTGGGGAATCGATACTCGAAGAACAGCTTTTTGCGGAAAACGCTGCCTATCAGCGTTACGCAGGAAGCGAGGTTCTTAACACTTCGCAGACCGAACAGTTTACTGCTTTCCGGTTCCTCTGGAAGCAGGTAGCTTGCGCGGTTGTTATTAACGGACTTGAATCCGATGTTCAGAACACTGGACCTGAGCAAGTATTCGATCTCCTCGAAAAGAGAATCGAAGCTGCTGAGTATACCATGATGAACCAGATGGCCGTTGATATTGAGTCCGATGGTACAGCAGATGGCGGTAAGCAGATTGGGGGTCTTGGGCTTCTTGTTTCTTCAGCTCCTAACTCTGGAACTGTAGGCGGGATTGACCGAGGTACCTACACTTGGGCTAGAAACCAGCTTCTTGATGCTTCCGATAACAGTATCACTTTGAGCAACCTGACCATTCAGGCATTCTATGGGCTTTGCGTTGACGCGCTTACCCGTAATGCTGAACGGCCTACGCTGATATATGCTGGTGGAACGCATTACCGTTTCTATCGTGAATCGTTGCAGACCGTGCAGCGAATCATGAAGCAGGGTGAGGCTACGGTCGACACCGTTGGTGGTGGAGATCTTGAGTTCATGGGGATTCCAGTGATTAACGGTGGTGGATATCAGGGTGTTTCGACAGCAAACATTACTCGATTCCTCAACCTTAACCATTTGTTCTTTAAGACGGCTGCGAAGCGTAACTTTGTACCTCTTAAGGCTCGGGACTCGTTCAACCAAGATGCCACCGTCCGGTACTTGGCATGGGCCGGTAACATGACAGGAAGAAACCTCTTCCTTCAGGGCTACGCACAACAGTAAAACCTTTTTAAGGAGGCTTTGATTATGGGACTTGGAATAATGCAGCCCCTTGGCGGGGTAGAACTGGAATGGAACGAGCCAAGGTTGCCTACCGGATTTATGGCAGGCGACATGGTGTCGAGTAAGACTAACGGGATTTTCCGTTTGGTAAAAAACGCGACCGCTGGAACGCTGGCACTTCGTTTTGCTTACATTCTTCGAGTAAACGCCACCACTGGCGAGCTTGAAGTAGGCGCAGCGGGTGACGATGCTTTAGTTGGTTGCGTAGGGATTGTGCAGTTCGCGACTGTTCCAGCCGGAAACTATTTCTGGATTGGTACAGGCGGGTTCCTTCGCGCAACCTCTGCACAGGCAATTGCAGCTAACGCTCAGTTGTCGCTAAGTGCGACCGACGGGAAGCTCGATGACCTTGCGATCACTGGTAAAAACCTGTGCGCATTTCTCAATAACTCAGCAGCAGTTAGTGCCGCTGATGTAAACATTGGGATATATTGCCCAGGGGAATTGGTCTACGTAGCGACCAACTAAGTAAGGTAAGGGAGGAGAAGGCTCCTCCCTATTTTAAAATCAAAGAGGATTCATGTTCCCACAGATTATTGAAGATAGAATGCCAGTGCCTGGTCAACGGATGCGCCACGGGGATGATTCGACCCTACGCGTCCGATTTTACAGAGGACCAAAATATAAGGCTGAAGAAAGCCGCATCGAAGAACGCGATATCTACGACGATAGCATTCAGCTTGAATACATCGAAATTAGGGTACCGGGCGGCGACACGGTGGTGCGCGTTGTAACCCCTGCTGATGTCAAACGGTTCTCCGAGATATATCGGCAATGGCAGCTAAATGAAGGTCAAGAGCTTGGCACCCCTCTTGATGTGCTAGGATTAACTGAAACTCAGAAAGATATGTGTACCCGAGCACATGTTTTTTCGGTTGAACAACTGGCTAAAGTGGGCGATCATGTGTTGAGCGCAATTGGTATCGGCGCAATGAACATGAGAAAACGAGCAAGTGATTTTCTAGATGCAAAGCCAACAACTAACGTTGAAGTTGAAGCATTGAAAGAACAGATGGCACTAATGCAGAAGCAAAATGCCGAACTACAAGACATGTTAAAAGAACTCGTAAAGGGTAAAAAATGAGCGGATTGTGGAACGGAGTACCCTTTGGCCATGCGGTAGATCGTCTGTGGAGTCCTACGGGAGAGCTTCTAACAGTTATTAGCGCACCGATTAACGCCAATACCCTTGGCAATACAACGGTGGTTGCAGCGGTTCCAGATAAGGCAATATATATTATTAGCCTTGAGTTTTTAACGGCTGGAGCTGTAACTGTTGAATGGCAAAGCGGAGCTGGTGGAGCCGTAATCTGCAAGGGGCAAGCCTTTACCGCAAACAGTGGCAAAGTACTGCCGTTTAATCCAGCGGGTTGGGGTTCCACTGCGGTTGGGCAACTGCTTAACGTGAACCTTTCTGCTGCTGTACAAGTTGCCGGATCTATTCAATACACGGTGTTTTAGTGACTGAATTACTCCTCAGATTTATCGGAAGCGCAGGGACTTGGACTCCGGCAAGTCTGGGGAGTGCGTTGAATTTATGGCTTGATGCATCGGATGCAAGTACCATAACGCTCAATGGCAGCACCGTAAGCCAATGGAACGACAAATCAGGATTTGGGCGTAACGCAAGTCAGCCAGTAGCTGCGAGCCAACCTACTTATCTATCGACAGGCTTTAACGGCAAACCCACAATACAGACCGATGGCGCGGATTTTCTTGAGATGGGGGCAACCGCTCTGGGTAGGAACGTTAGCGGGCTTACTTGCGCAATTGTCGGGCTGCATCCAATAGGAGCAGTGTTCCCTCAAAATGCTAATGAAATTTTCATATCTACACCTACATCTACCTCAACGCGCTTTAGCATGACGCCAAACCCTACATTTGCTACTGCTGACACATATTCTATTGCTGGCCGTCGCTTGGACGCCGACGCCTTTAACGCAATCTCAACCAGCACTAATTCTTTGGCGAACAGAGGCAACCCGTGGATACGTATTGCACAACGAGCCTATTCGGATGGGGTAGCGAATGCTTGGCTCAACGGTTTGCAAACTCTAATAAATGGCGTAGTCGGTACTCAAGGATCAGGAACCACAAGCGACACGGACGCGGCTCGTAGTGCCCTATTTACCGGAGTTGGCTCCCTTCCAAACGGTTCTCAGTTATCTGAGGTTGTATTAACGCATTCAACGATGACAGATTCTGACCGCCAAAAACTTGAAGGTTATCTGGCGTGGAAATGGGGAGGGATGTGATATGCCTTTAGAACTGGTAAGACGGCTCCCCTATGACCATCCGTATAGGTGGGATGGCAGTTTGTTTGGCAATGCGAGATTGTGGCGCCCTTCAAATCTGGGATCGTCTCTTGCTGTCTGGCTTGATGCTGAAGATGCATCATCAATCACTCTGAACGGCAGCACTGTCAGTCAGTGGAATGACAAATCTGGTAATGGCATAAACATAAGCCAAGCGGTAGGCACTCAGCAACCATTGTATAGCGCAACCGGCCCTTTGGGAAAACAAACAATTATATTTGATGGTGTTGACGATGTGTTATTTACAGATACAGGATTGAATGGATTATCTAATGTATCACTATTTGCTGTGATGCGGTATGTTTCCGTTGGGGGAGGTGGGGCAGACCTACCCTTGGGGATAGGAGAGACTAGCTCTGTCGGAAGGGTCAGGGCGTTTTTTAAGGCAACCGGAGGGACAACTTTAGGTTTCGCTGGTTGGGCTAATGATGTTACTGCATCGGCATACAATTTAGACGTAGGGGGTGCTTATCACATTTTTTTTGCAGGTAATACGAAGCTATCCGTGCCAAATAATGTTTTTATCGGTAGGGATGGTTTAAGCACAACTTATAGCACAACTGGCGGCTCGTTGAATACTACATCTCCTGGATTTAGTGTTGGATCACTAAGAGGTAATTTGGTTGGTACTTATTATAGTAATGTGGAACTAGCTGAAATAGTTGTTGCTCCCGAAGCTTTGGATGTTATCAACAGTCAGACGCTAGAAGGATATCTTGCTTGGAAGTGGGGTTTAGAAGGCAGCTTACCGATTGCACATCCATATCGTGACACTCCACCAGTGGTATAATTATGAGCGTAAAATATCTTGTTTTTGTGACTCGAATCGAAGCAGTAGAAGCTGCCGACGCTATGTTTGCGCAAATGGTTAAGGCAAGAGCACAAGAGTTTGGCGGGTCATTAGAAGATTGGTCAAATGACCGCGTTCCAGTCGATATTGCTTCAATACCCGATTCGGAACTTACTGGCGAAAGATTCCCGCTGTACCCTAAAAACGCAGCAACGGGCGAATGGGAAAAGGAAATAGGCCATACTCTTTCATGGGCGCAACCAATACAAATTACTGACGGACGGTTTGTAATTCCATCGTTTGACGGGACTGGTATAGATTCAGATCCTTCATGGTGGGTAAGTGGTTTTTAGATTTTGGTGCTGTAACGACTAAGGATTGCAGGTTTGTAGCCAATAAGGGTAAGATCATAGTACCTATCGCGGGGGCTTTGCCTCTCCGCTACGTTAAAGAAAACGAAGCGGCGACATGGCTACCCTACTTTCAATTATACAAGATGTGTGCAGTTTTGGCGGATTGCCAATTCCGTCAACCGTTATCGGTAATAACGATGGGACGGTGCGCCAGCTTTTAGCGATAGCCAATGAACGAGGCACCGAAGCTGCTCGACAATTTAAGTTTCCTCAGCTAGCTCAAGCAAAAAACCTTACGCTGACAGCCTCCCAAGTCCAAGCTTTACCTGCTGATTTTTCAGAATTGGTTGATTCAACGGCGTGGCATACTGCGGATATGACGCCGCTGTTAGGTCCGATCACTTTTCAACAGTGGCAGCAAATAGTTCAAACAGGAGCCGCCGCGCTAAAATTTGCATTTAGAGTGCAATTGACAAGCACCGCTGGACGGGGGCTAGCCTTTGTCCCAACGCCGAGTGGTGGCGAAACTGTCGCAATATTTTATCAATCAAAAAGCTGGATTCGTCCTAAGTTATGGAGTGCGGCAACAGCAGTTGCGGCGAATACCTATGTTTATTCAGATTTTAGAATTTGGAAAAACGCGATAGCAGGGACAACCGGAACCAATGCGCCTACGGCAAGCAATAATGGGTTTGACGGCAGTGTTACGTGGGCCGCTCAAGACATGATTTATCAGAAGTTTTTAGCTGATACTGATGAACCATTAATTGAGTCATCAGTGCTAATGAAGGGGATTCTAGCTCGATTCTATCGCTTTAAAGGCTTCGAGTATCAGGATTTAGAGGCCGAGTATATTCTCGGGTTAAAAGCGGATCTTGCTCAACAAAACGGCGGCAGAACTAGCAACCTATATAGAAACTATTGCGGGTTCCTTGATACAGAATGTCGAGACGTTGGGTTTATTGGCGGGATAACTACTAACACCGGCGGTTCTATAAGTCCTACTGTTCCAACTGACCTTTCCCCTTATGGAATTGGTTGGAATCAAAACGGGCAACTTGGTAACGGAACCGCATTCAATGCTGAAATTGCTCAACCTATTTCCTATTTAAACGAATACGCGCAAGTTTCGGCAGGAGAGCGAAACACTCTCTTTATAAAAACTAACGGCACAATGTGGTCGTGTGGCCGAAATATTGGGGCCATTGGCAACGGTAGTTTTGATGATGTTTCGGTAACTCCGCCAGTTCAGATTGGTTCGCCTTACACTTGGACAGCCATTAGTTGCGGGTATCAATACGGGCTTGCGGTTCGGCAAGACGGGACACTTTGGGCATGGGGCCAGACAGATAACTGTTTTTCTTTAGGAGATGGCACTAGCCTTGATCGGTCCTCCCCTGTTCAAATTGGTACCGATACGAATTGGTCAAAGGTTTATGCCGGAGAACGTCACAGCCTTGCAATAAAAACTGACGGCAGCCTGTACGCTTGGGGGTTCAACGACTACGGCGGCCTCGGCAATAATACCACAACAAACCGAAATGTTCCGACCAGAGTGGGAGATGCTTCAAACTGGGCATCAGTTGCAATCGGCGATAGGCACACTCTCGGCATTAAAACCGATGGCACCCTATGGGCTTGGGGTTATAACAATACAAGTCAATTAGGAGACGGGACCACAACTAATCGCTTATCGCCGATTCAAATTGGAACGGCAACAAATTGGAAAACAGTTGCAGCAGGGTCCCAGCATTCCGTTGCCCTGAAAACTGATGGAAGTCTCTGGTCTTGGGGATACGGTGCAAACTCTGCTCTTGGGCAAGGGAACACAACAACTTACTCTGTTCCTACGCAAATTGGGGTTGAAACTGATTGGTCTATTTTGGCATCAAGCAAAGGCGCGTCGGGCCATCATCACGCAGTAAAAACAAGCGGCGCAATTTACGGATGGGGAGCCAATTCCAGCTACAGTATTGGAGATGGAACGGTGACGACTCGCGCTGCTCCGGTATTAATATCGGCACCATTGAACACGGTTCATATTGCTGATGGGTACCTGCACACAATCTTTTTAGTCAATTCGGGGGCGTAATAGATGCCTTACATGAATTATGTCGATTGGTATCGACAACAACAGCAGAACCTTAGAGCCCAGAATCAGATGCAGGGTGTGGGCGGCGTTGGCCAAGGTGCGCCATCTGGCTTCCAAGCTCCTCGATTCGGGGAAATTGAGTCGGAGATGGGCGATTATAACAAAGATGTTTTAATTGCAGGAGCCAAAGGGTATGCGTCCGGTGGCCAAGTGGGTGCGTTATTAAATGCAGGGGCAACAGCGGCTCCTTATTTAGCACGAGCGGGGCGAAGGGCTTGGGATGCTGCAAAAGCCGGAGACGCTAAAGGCATTTCTAGAAGCTTAGCTCCTGTAAGTCCTATTGCATATCTCGACGCAAAACTTATGGATGCGGGGATGCCCTCATGGATGAGTCCCTCTTGGTTGGTTGCAAAAGGTATTGGCCGAATATTTGGCGGCACCGCTCCAAACATTGAAAAACAGCGGTGGGAACGCCTTAAAATGTACGGTTTCGATGTTCCAAAACCTGAATGGGTGGACACAAAAGACGCGGCATTAAAGGCCGAAAACAAGAACGTAGCCAAGGACTTTGTGGGTTATGACGAGTCGGGCAAATGGGTTAATAACCAGTTTGCGAACACGGGCAAAGACGAAGCGTTAAGACCTCAAGACATTTACGAGTTCGCTACAAACCATGAAACGTTTGGCGAAGCATACGGGAACCTACCCGAACAGGAAAAGCTTCGACTGATGCAAATTGCCCTCGATAATAAGCTAGTGAAAGAGCATCAAGGGACCGTTGATATCAACTGGACACCAGAAACGCTCCAACAAGCTACAGATATTCTGGCTGCAAACGAAGCGAAGATGCCGGGCGCGAACCGAAAGGTTTACGTACCTGATTTTGGGGCTAGTTACAAACCGACCTTCTAATGAGAGCTACGACCGCCACCATATCAGCACCCTATCTCGGTTGGAACACCAGAGATCCGCTCGACCAGATGAAGGAGGGTTATGCTGTAAAGCTGGTGAACGTATATCCAGATCAGGGGTATGTACGAACTCGTAAAGGTTATCGCCTTCATTGCAATACAGGCGAAAGCGCAGACGTTCAGACGCTAATTGAGTTTCCTTTACAAAACGGCAACACCCAACTGATAGCAGGTGTAAACGGAAAACTGATTAACGTAACAGGCTCTACCCCTACTACGCTAGCAACTGGACTCACCAACAACCAATGGCAACACGCAATATTCAACAACGTAGTGGTGCTTGTAAACGGGGCTGATGCGCCACGGAACTATAACGGAACAACCGTTTCAGCTCCTACTTATCAATCGCATCCTTCGTATCCGGGGCTAGTTAGCTCTAACTTAATAGATGTCACCGTTTATAAGAATCGCCTTTATTTTGTCGAAAAAAACACCGCTAGTTTCTGGTATGGCGATCTTCGCGCAACAACCGGAGACCTAAAAGAATTTGACCTACAGACCGTTACACAAAGAGGTGGAACCCTTGCGTTCTTAGCCCCATTTAGCCGAGACACGGGCGTGGGCCTGCGGGATTATTTGGTTGCAGTTACATCCGAAGGAGAGGTTCTAGTATATGAAGGAACCGACCCAGACACGGCAACAGATTGGGGGTTAGCCGCTCGGTTCTTTTTGCCCGCTCCTGTAGCTGGACGTAGAGCATACTATAACCTTGGAAGCGACCTGTTAATCGTCCACAAAGCGGGGATTACAGCTCTTGGGACGCTCTTAACGGCGGGTAATACCGCAAAGTACGCAGCGGTTACAGATGTAATCAATAAGTCGTTCTTAGATGCTGCGACAACGTGGGGCGATACTTCTGGATGGTGCTTAATGTACCACCCAATAGCTCAAGCTCTTTATGTAAACATTCCAGTTTACAACGCCGCAGAACAGTTCGTTATGAACCCTACTATCGGGGCGTGGACTCGCTATGTCGGTATGCACGCTTTTCATTGGGCCACGATGGATGACCGCCTATTCTTTTCTTCCGCTGGCGGCAAGATATACGAAGCGCACTGGGGCACCGATGACAACGGTGGATACATACGGAGCGAGATAAAGACGGCCTACACTTATTTTGGAAACCGAGCCTCTACCAAACGCTTTACGCTTGCTAGGCCAACGGTAAAAACCCCAACGGGACTAAAATTCAGCATGGCCGTTGATTGTGATTTTCAGGAAGGCGTTTTCGGTACTGTTCAGATTGGGGAGCCTAGCACATCACTATGGAACACGTCGATCTGGAACGTGTCGCTTTGGGACTATCCGCAGATATCTTCCGAAGACTCATACTCATTAACGAGTATTGGGAGATGCGCTTCCTTGTCGTTAGCCGTTGAAACAAAAGTCGGAAGCGTCGAACTGTTTGCAGCATCTATCACGTTTGAAATTGGAGGGATTTTCTAATGCCTAATGACATGTACAAAGAATATCAGAGCCTATCAGGGAATAAAGATCCAATGGCTATGCAGAAACGGCGTGAACTTGCCCGTGGGCTTCAGGCTCAACGGCGTGGGCAAGTACCTCCGGGTACGGTTGCAGCTCCTTCGTTACAGCAGTCTCGCGATAGGCAAGCAATATATCAGGGATTGCTCAAGCAGTCTCCCGATAGCCAAGCAATATATGAGGGATTGCCCGGAATGCCCGCGAATATGCCACAGCGTCCAGCCAACATGCCGGGCGACCGAATGGGACAGATGCCTGTAAATCCGGGCAATCGGATGCCGGTTTATCCGCAAGGCAACATCCCTGAATTTGGCGCATTTAACACCCCTGACATGCAAACGCGAATAAACCAGATTCTTTCCCAATTTAACAGAAGGGCCTAACCATGGCAGTGCCTCGCACAAACCCAATGAACCCTCGACCCGTTGCCACTCCGGTACCGAAGGCAAAGCCTACCACAGCGGCAGCGACGACGAAGACCCCTACTACACCGCCACCGTTGGACTACGGGACTAATCCATACGATACGGCGATGACGGAATACCGAGGGCTTGCGGGGAAATCCGATGCAGCATCCATGCAGCGGCGTAGAGCTCTTGCGGGGCAAATCCAGAACGCCATAAAGACCCGAACTAAAGTCCCACCACCAACAGGCGGCGGTCTGACTGTCACGCCACCCGCAGCAACAACACCTCCGGCCGACCAAGGCGCAACGACTACAGCACCGACGACTACACCTCCAACCACTGCGGCACCCGAAGAAGGTCCAAGCTATCAGCCGTTGCCGGAACTCCCTGGGGATTCGGACCTATTTGATACAAACATTGGGGATTATACCGCGAACCTTCAGACGTACGTTGACCCCAATCTTATCAGCTCACTGATGGGCAATCTCCAAACTGCCGGGCAATGGACCCCGACAACGAAGATGCCGACTGAGCAAGAAGCGGGCCAATTCTTTAACAATATATATTCGCAGACTCTTGCCGACCTACAAACAGGCGTAGGCGAGATGCAGCAACAGCGGCAAGCGCAACGAGAAGCCGAGCTGGTAAACCGAGGCATCCCAGTAGGCTCCGAAGCTTACATGAGGGAGATGCAAGCTCTTAACAAACAAGCTGCCGACGAACAAGCAAGTCTGAGAAACGAAGCGCGAAACGTCGCAAACACCTCGACTCAGAACTTGATGAACCAAGCGCAGCAGCGATATCAAGCTGAACTAGGCGCACAACAGCAAAAAACAACTGAGATTCAGGGAGCTATCGGAGCAATAACCCCTCTTGCTGGCGAACAGCTACGGCAAGCTGGAGAACTGAACAAGATGGGTTTTGACCGTGATACGAGCGCGGGATTAGCTCGATTGAATCTAACAGGCCAAGAGCGGAATACCTTAATTGCTGCAAACCAGAGCGAGAAGGAGTCCTACCGTAATTTCGGGATGGAAATGCGAAAGCTTGGAGTGAATCAAGAGCAGTTCGATCAAGAGATGAAGCTGGCAATTCGAAAACAAACGGAAGCCGAAAAACAATGGCGAAAAGAATTTAGTCAGACTCTCAAAAACTTTAAATGGCTAACCGATAAAGATAAACGCGATTTTGCCGAATTAGTGCGGAGTAACAAAGCCAAAGAAGCTCTAGATCGACTAAGAATTGCAGCTTCTAACGCAGGACAAGACCCGGCATCAGTAGAAGCTATTGCTAAAGCTAATGTAACTGGAAAAACAGGCGGGTGGATTGCATCAATTCAAGAAATGGGAAGGAAGTTTAATATCCCACCTGAGAAGATCCAAGAGGTTGTTGTAAATACAATTCAAGGCGGACCAGGCGGGGTTGATTACGGCTTTCAGCAATAAGGGGATAACATGGCGATAAATTTGGCTGATATTCTTAATCTCGGATTGACCGCATACAACGCGAGCCAAGGCAACGCCGGAGGCGCAGCAAGTGGCTTAAGTGGCATCCTTGGGCCAATCTTCAGCAGCGGAACCGCACCGACAACCGGAGGACAGGGCGGCGGATTTCTATCGTCAATATTCGGCAGTGATAGCCCTGTTTCAGAGAACCCCGTATCCGAAGGCGGCGGGATAATGGACTCGCTTGGAAGCATCTTCGGCGGCAGCAGTAGCGGGCCTACAGGTTACACAGGGCCAAGCGTATGGCCACAAGTTTTGGGTAGCCTTGCATCGTCTTTTAGGGCAACACCACGGGCTGGAGCAAGCCGCGAAGAAAGAGAGAAAGCGAACCGCTATAACATGCTTGCGGGGATTCTTGGAGCGGTGGCTACAGGGTACGGCAAGGCATCCGATGAGGCGGCAAAGCAGAAAGCTACCTCGGAGTTGTATCAGATCTTTACGGGCGCGGCGCCGTCAACAGTTGGGGCAGAGTCATCCGACCCAATGCAAAAATTGCCGATGCCATATTCGGAACCGCCAGCAAGGAAAGAAGACTACATACAAAACTTACCAATGCCAGCGGGAGCGGCACCTCTTACAAAGTCGGATTTAGAACAAACGCAGGAAATTCGGTTCGACAGACTGCCTTCGCAAACCCCTACTCCTCTTTCTCGAAACGAACGCCTAGCCGAGTTCATGCGGCAGAATCCAGCAATGGCGGATGTAGCAGGGAAATTACTAGCTAAAGAGCAAGAGAATCAAATAACGAGGATGGATATTGCGCGTAAAGCAATGACCGGAGGGTTGCGAGAGGTTGATTTATATAATATCGCCGAATCGCGAGGGATTTTGCCAGAGGATCGAGCCGCGTGGGTAGAGGCTGAAAAGCAAAGAAGGGCGCAAGAAGGATTAGCTTCATTGGGAATGTTTGGTTTTGGGGCCCCAAAGCAGCCAGCATCGGCAAATTTAGAACAAATGACTGCGCCCGAAGTTACAGGGTCACAAACCATCCCAACACAACCAACAAAACAACAGGCTCAACAAAATGTTATTGCTCAGGACATTTTACGCAAAGCTGATAAAGGCCAAGAATTTGACATTACAGTACCAGCTGATCAAGCAGAATCGGTAATAAAAGGGTTAGAGCAGGGTGGGTATCAAGAACAACCTGTCACTGGAAAACCGAACTTTTCTACGCCGGAAGAACAGAGGGGATTTGAAAAACGACAGCAAAAAGAAACTCGTGAAACTCAAAAAGAAGACGTGAAAACAGTCGGGGAATGGATTGACCGCAATAAAGAACCATTTTTAGAAGTCAAGCGGCAATCCGTAAATGCTCGAAGTAGATATGACATAATTGTTAGAGATTTAATGAGCGACGACCCGTCGGTACAACAAAACGGGCTTACCGCCCTATTATCATCACGGGATGACTCTGTTGTGCAAATTGGGGAATTAGATCGATTTAACGAAACAGTTTATACCCCATTAGAAAAATTAAAGCGTCAAGCACAAGGATTTTTAGGCAAGCGAATGCCACTGCCCAAAAATGTTCGAGATGCCCTGATAAAATCAGCACGGGATATTCGAGACATAAAAGTACAAGCTGGAAGTGCAGCCGAAAAATCAATTAGGAAAGCTGCGAGAGCAAATGCAAAAGGGAATTTTGATATATCTGGTATTTCTGAATTTGAAACAAATTACAAAAGCATTTCGGATTGGATAGAAGAGAATAATCAAAATAACAACAATTCGATGCCGCAAAACCTTTCGCCAACAGTCCAACAACAAATCGAAGCATTTCAAAAGCAGTTCCCCAACGCTAAGTTTCTTGGAGTGAAGTAGAACCATGCCGGACAAAAAAATACTACAGTTCCAATTAGATAATGGGCAAATTGCTGAGTTTGAAATTCAAGATGAGCAACCATCGGGGCCATCGTTAGGAACCAGCTTTCTTGAAGGCGTTAAGTCAGCTCCTTCTGCGTTTATAGAAAGCGGGGCAGGTCTAATTCCTGCCTTTGAAGCCGTCAAAGAAACGGCAATTGGCGATAGGGCTAAAGGGTTAAAAGATATTGGGCAGATACTTTCAGGCATGGGAGGGGCCGCCGTTGGAGGTGCGTTGGGTACGCTTGGTGGGCCTCTCGCTCCTGTTACCGTTCCAGCAACAGCTTATGCGGGGGGCGTTTTAGGGAGTTTGGCATCCGAGGCATTACGTAGAAACGTAGAAGAAAAACCGCCATTAACTCAAGAAGAAGTAGCATATATGGCGGGTCAAGCAGCCCCATTCGCAGCAATTAGCCCTACTCTAAAAGCGGTGGGCTCAATAAAGAAAGGTGGCTATACGACTCCAGAGCGTTTGACTCAAAAGGCTGTGGGAGTCTCAAAAGCAGAATTAGGAAAAAGCGTTCGCGCGAAAGGGATGGGCGAAAGCGGAGAAATTGCAATCGCAGAATCTTTGAAAAAAGTTTCTAACGAGCCCGGCTTTCGCGAAGTAGCTAGTGACCCATTAAAGCTAAAAGGGTTTTTAGAAAATAAGATTGCAAATCTTGAAGATATTGCAACCAATGAAGTTGCTTCCCTTGAAGCTCAATCAAATGTTACGCCTAAGTTCACTTGGGATAACGTTAAACAGTTGATTGAAAAGTCAAAGGGCAGCGGGAATGCGTCCGAAATCCAACGAGTTGCATCAGAAAGAATTGGAAACATTGCAAAAGAAACAGATCTTAAAACACTCTCAGGAGTCGATAAGGCTCGAAAGGCTCTTAACAAAGTAGTTTATAACCGCGATGACGTTGTGACCGATGCCGTCCTTGATGCAATAAGGAAGGATATTCGGCAAACCCAAATGAAAACCGCAAAAAGAATCAACCCTGATTCTAAGCTAGAACAAGTGCTTCTTGATGAAGGAGATAGAATAAGTATCTTACGAAGAGCAGTTGAACCTAAAATAGTAGGCGAAACTTCAAAGATACCAGTTCCACGACAAATAATGCGAACAAGTGGGGGGATAGGCGTACCGATTTTAATTGGCGCAAGCACTCAAAATCCACTGTATGCTATTGGGGCAGCGGGGCTTAATTACCTATTTGAAAGTCCTAAAGGTCAATTAGCTTTAGCCGATATCCTAAGCGGTAAAAAACTTCCAAGCGTTGCCGGAGCTGCTCAAAGCACAATGGTTCCAGCGATGCAATTAGAACAATTACAGCGTTTATTAAACGGTCAAAGCAATTCGGGAGAATAACTATATGTGGAGCGGCGGAACCTATACAAAGAGCAATGCAGGTACAGGCGGTTGGACTGGCGACGCGGTGGCCGGAATTGCGATTGATGCGACGCGCCACGATACGCAGGATAACGACTTTGCGGCGGGTATTAACCAGTGCTTAACGAAAGACGGTCAAAATAGTTGTACTGCGGATCTCAACTTTGGCGGATTTAGACCGTCAAACGTAGCCGGAGGCAGTGCAGCCGCACCAGCTTATACCGCTAACAACGACACCGACACAGGCGCGTTTAGTCCTGCGGCCAATGCTTATGCGATTGCTACGGGTGGTGTTGAAAGGGTTAGGGTTGATTCTTCCGGACGTGTTGGGATTGGTGCGCTTAGTCCGTTGACTCCGCTAAATGTGTCTGGTCAAGCAAATGATACGGATGGATCTGGGTCATCGCAAGGCCAAGTAATTATCCAAGACAGTGATAATGCGGTCAGCGGCTTAGTTCTTGGCTATCGTTATCAAGTGGCCGTGGCTGAATACGCACGTATTCAAACAATTCTTGGAACCGCGTTAGCAATTCAAGCGGGGGGCGGCAATGTAGGCATTGGCCTATCAAACCCTGCCTATCGACTCCAACTATCTGCCGATTCCGCTGCAAAACCCACAACAAACACTTGGACGATTGCGTCAGATGCTCGAATTAAAACAAACGTACAGGATTACACAAAAGGCCTAAACGAAATTAAGCAGGTTCGGCCCGTCACGTATGACTATAATGGGCTTGGCGGTAATGCCGCTGGTCCAGGCGGGATCTCGATTATCGCACAAGAAATCCAGTCGGTTTTTCCTGAATGCGTTGGCCATTTTTTTGCAAAACTTCACCCTGATGATGCTGAAGAGACTCCGCTTCTTAACTATAACGGCCACGCTGTTACCTTTGCGTTGATTAACGCGGTCAAAGAGTTAGCGGCAAAGGTCGAATTATTGGAGGCTAAGGTTGCGGTTTTAGAGGGGGCATAAATGACAGAGGAAGAGCGGGTAAACCTTTGCGATGTTGTCGAGCACCTTCGGACTCAAACCGAAGCGATTGTCGAGCTCACGCGGAATGTGACCGCTCTTTCCAGTTTGCCCACAAGTTTGACCATGCAAGCTCAATCAGTGGCAGAGATACGCTCGGACTTAGCGGCTATCGAGACTCGGCAGAGTGCCTTAATCTCTCAAATAACTTCGCTCACAACGCAAGCGATTCAGAGTCATCGGCCAGCGCATTTAATTCAAGTCGGTGGCTTCACGCTTGCCGTGACTCTCTTGATTCTTAACCTTTTAGGATACTCAGCGGGGATGAAAAATGGCCGATTTGAAATTGCACGAGAACACGCCGTTGATGAAGATGCTCATACGAGATGAGGGGTTCCACAATCGCATGTACACCTGCCCGCGGGGGAAGCTTACCATCGGCGTGGGGTTTAATCTTGAGGCAAACGGCCTTTGCGATCAAGCTATCTTCGTTCAGCTGAGACACGATATCGCGAAATCTCAAGGCTCCGCCGAGAAGGTCGTTGGTCCCGTTTGGAAAGAGATGGATGAGGTGAGGCAAGATGTTTTGACCAGCATGGTGTTCCAAATGGGCGCAGGAGGGTTTGCTAAGTTCACCGACACCCTAGCCGCGGTCCGAGAAAAAAAGTGGGCAGAGGCCGCCGACCATATGTTAAACTCAAGGTGGGCAAAGCAAACGGGCAAAAGAGCCCGAAGATTGGCTGAAATGATGAGGACGGGGGTATATGTCAGATAGCAAAACAAATGCAGTAGCTAACGCCAGCTTCGCGTCGAGTGCAGGGCTCTTGTCTCTTGCTCAGACCATTGACCTACCCGCAAACCTTACCGGGGTCGGTGAGCCGATTGGGTTGGTCCTAGCACTAGTCGGAACTATTTTGAAATTGGTTCAGTTTTTCCAAAATAAATAAGGAGGCTCCTATGGCATGTGGTGGCGGACACAAAAAAGGTGGTAAGAAAGGTGGCAAAGGCGGTAAGAAGTAACTCTCCCCTGCCCTCTTCTGCCCCTTTCTGGCTAGGATTTAGTCAAAAAGTGGGTGGAGAGGGTCCCCCGATGGGTGAGGGGAGGGGTTTTGGAGGCAAACGCGATGAAAAAACTGATTCCTCTCATACTTCTAACCGCTTGTTCGGCAGAGCATCTGAAAGTGGCAGAACAGGTCTTAAGTGCGATTCAACGTCACTCGCAGAGTTCTGCAAAGCCATCGGTTGCACCGAGTCCCACGCCGACGATAGAGCCCCTAGTTGCCCCGACAGTGGCACCGACCGCAACACCGACACCGATTGTGCTCGTTGAAAACAAAGAGCCCACAGCGGTCAAATGTGGGGCTCGGAATCCAGTTGATGGACCTAAGCGAGGGTTTGTCTGGAAGCCGAATTCTGATACTCAAAACTGGGCCGTTGCGATTCTCCCGAATGACCTAGGACCGGAGCTGCAATGCTCATTTGCCGGACTCCCTGCACGGCATAAGGGAGCACACCACGACGAGATTGGTACCGCTGGAACGAGGCAAGTTCATATTCTCGATGGTTGGACTGGGGAAAGGCTAGAGAAAAAACATGGCCGAATTGTGGTCCGATGCGGATGCGTACACTGGACTATTCCGCGACCTTCAAAACGAGTCGATTAGTTTTTTGTCGTTTCCGCATCGGCCTCTCCTCGTTCCATTTTTCCATCAGCTCCCCAATCGTCTCCCAAGAAACGTTCGCTTCCCTCTTCATTGCAATCAGATAGCGAATTGGAAGTAGCCGCACGCCTTCCGTTTCGTATTCGTGGACAACGCTGATCGGAATTCCCCCTGCCTGCGAAGCCTCGGTTATTGTCATCTCGCAGAATGTCCGCAGCGTGTAAAGAAAGTTTCGTTTTTCATCTCTTTTCATGTTGACCTTATGTTTCGGAATTGCGAAACTCACTCTACCCCAAGTAGTAAACGGGGTGCAACACAAAAACAAAGAGGCAAAGATGAGAAAAAGCAAACGATTCTACATTGATGGATTCCGCGAAATCCAAGCTTACGTAAGGAGGTCGGTGCCCGATCTGCGACGGCTTAAGATGTTGAGCGAACAACTCCGAGAGTTAAAGTTTTACAATCCGAAGTTCAGTGGACCTGAGATTCTCGGGGCATACCTCGCATTAGATCGGCAAGAATGGAGCTTAGTCGATGAGTACAAAGCTGAGGGCTTTGACTTCGATATCTACGCTAACTCAGATGAAATGTTTATTTGAAAAGGAAACACAATGACAAACAATCTACCCGCATTAAGTATGAAAGATGTCGAAACAATGGCCAATGTGGTCTGCAAAAGCGGCCTATTCGGTGTGAAAGACCCTACGCAAGCCATGGCGCTGATGTTGCTCTGTCAGGCTGAAGGGCTCCACCCAATGGTGGCTTGCCGACAATACCACGTCATTCAAGGCCGCGCTGCGATGACCTCTCAGACCATGATGTCAAAGTTTTTGGCAGGTGGTGGACGACAAGAGATCCACTCTCTTAACGAAAAAGAGGCGGATATCACCTTATCGCACCCCGCCGGAGGCCGTGCCCGAGTTATATGGACTTTCGAGCAAGCGACAAAAGCCGGACTCACGAATAAAGACAACTGGAAAAACCACCCACGTTCAATGCTCTTGAGACGTGCTCAGAGCGAAGCAGTACGGGCGGTTGCTCCTTTCGTTCTTGAAGGCATCCCAACTGCTGATGAAGCTGAAGAGATTGAGCCGATGAACCCAACGCTTCCGATGCGTCCTGATGTTGTGATTGAAGCGATGAGACCGGACCCTGTCTATTCTGAGTTTGTTTTGGACAAAACATGGGACCGTGACACCAAGGCAAAGGTTGCTCGTAAAGTCACCGAACTCAAAGGCATCGTTGACAAGACAGGCATTGCGAAGATTCCCGAAGAGTCGATCGCCGCATTCGATGAGTACCTGGCTGGCGTGATGCGGTCGCAAGATCCAACGGAAGCCGAGATAGAGGTTGCGTTCGAGACGTTCCAAGGGTAACCACACGGGGGCTTTTTGCCCCCATTAAAAAAGGAAACACAATGATATACGAAATTGAGCAGCAGATTGAGGAGCTTTTACTTGAGTCAGAAGGCGAGATAACTGAAGTAGTCGAGAGGCTGCTAGAGGACAAAGAAAAGGCGGAGAAATGGCTTCACGGAGTCACTCGCGCCTATCTGAATGAGGTGGCGAGGCTAGAAGGACTGTCGCACGAAATAGCTCGGCTCAACCAGCTGAAAGCCGACACCGCTAAACGCATTGAACGCCTCAAAGACTCAGCGGGACGGTTAACAGGCGGTCAAAAAGCCGATCTAGGATATGCGAAGATAAGCTTTCGCGCCTCGGAAGCATTGGAGATTGAGCAGGGGTTTGAAGAGAAAATACCCGACGATTATCTTGTCCCTAAATGGTACGCCGACAAACAAAAGCTCAAGGCGGCTCTTAAAGCGGGGGCGGAGGTGCCTTACTGTAAGCTGGTTCAACGACAAAACGTGATAATCAAATAGAGGAGAAAGCACTATGGAAATAGTAAGACAAAAAGCAAGAGATTATGTCGATAGTTTGGAAAGCCAACAAAGTGATTGCTATAACCAATCTTATGGGGAAGGGGCTTTAGAGGAAGCATTTATCGCCGGATATCTGAATGGGAGCATAGATACCCAGGAACGCATCATGAACGAGTTCTTCGACCGATACGGTCCGAAAGAACATGCTTTTTTTGCTCTTGCGATTGAAGCGTATGAAGAACCGGAAGCCGAGCTCGTTCAACAACAAAACGTAATAAACAAATAAAGGAAAACCCATGACATACAAAAAAGTACTAATCCGTTCAGCAAATTCTGGCGTTCATTTTGGAGAACTTGCCGACAAGCAAGGCGATGAAGTTACCCTGCTCAATTCCCGCCGCGTATGGGCATGGGCAGGGGCTTGCTCATTGTCTCAGATGGCGGTCGAAGGCGTTAAAAAGCCGGAAGAATGTAAGTTTTCCGTCATCGTTCCAGAGATAACGGTTTTGGGCGTGTGCGAGATTATTCCGCTGTCGCCTGACGCTGTGCAGAATCTTTATGGAGTGCCTGAATGGAAGATCTAAGCTATGGCTCTGGCGATGGCTCTGGCTCTGGCTCTGGCTGGGGCTCTGGCTGTGGCTCTGGCTGGGGCTCTGGCTGTGGCTGGGGCGATGGCTTTGGCTTTGGCGATGGCTTTGGCGATGGCTCTGGCGATGGGAATGAAGGTGAAGCATGAAGGAAATGGAAGATCTAGAAGATACTCTCTGCTTTGGCGACGGGCGCGCTGCTGATTTTCATACTGGTGTCGGGGCAAGCTCAGGGTTCGGCTATGGATGGGGCACAAGTCTCGGCCATGGCTATTCCGGCAACGGGTCGGGCTTTGGCTTTGGTGACTACCGCGCCTTTGGCGATGGCGCATCCAATTCGGACGGAACGGGCCACGGGTTCGGACCTGCGGACGGCAGCTGTCAGTTTGACGGGATAGACGAGCTAGAAGAGTAAACAAAAAACCCTCCGCGCCTAATTCAAGGTACGGAGGGTCAAAAAAGAAACACAGGCCAAGTCTAAGCGATCCCGCAATAATCTTCAATCCACCGGATAGCTTCATCTACTCCGTAGCAAACTTTTACCCGATAGCCTTGGTCCTCAAGCAAGTTCAGCCAAAACTTTTGAACGTCGCTGAGCTTGCCCTTAGGTTTTTTCATCTCAATGAACAACCCGCCATATTTGCTGTTCACAATCGGCACAAAAAGGTCGGGAACGCCCGACTTTACGCCTTCTTTTTTTAGTTTGACCGCTACCGCCACGTGCCGGTCTCCACCATTGGGAATGGCAAAGACGGGGATGCCTTTTAAGGCGCAATAGTCAACAACAGCACATTGGATCTGGTGCTCACTCAGCTCCGCTATCGCGGTCATAGAACCCGAAGCCTTCTTGTTTTTCTTCATTTCTTACCCATTTGTTTTCAGAAATCTTGGTGAAGCCGTCAGATTGAGGTTTAGGCGGCTCAAGAAGGACGCTAGGCGACACGTCAACAACTTCCTTACCTACGACACCTACGCTCTTGAGGAGCTTAACTTGGTGCCGCAGGAGCTCTCTACAGGCGGGGTCTAGGTGCGCTCGGTCAGCCATGGCGATTACTAATTTGTGATGCAATTCCAGCTGAGCCTGAGAGATATCAGACCACGGCATTCCGCCTAAGCGGTCTTCGCGGGTCTTATATCCCCACGCGCCGATAGCTATGCCCAAAAGCGTAAGAAAAATGATAAGTATATTCATTGTATGAGTCTCTTTGCCCACCAGCTACGAACGGGCAAAATCTTAACAACGCCAGTATCGAGCTCGGTTTGGCTTTCTTTAACCAAGTTTTCGAGCTTCTTAAAATGCCCCACGGCAATCGACTCAGAGAATCCGCATCGTTCTTCGAGAATCTCGCGCATGAAGTCGATGTGCAGAAGGAAGTCGCGAATCGCCCTCTGCCGGATGCGGAGAGGATGGTCAAGTGGGGCGCGAAGGTCTAACACCAACCTCTCGATGACACCGCACCAGAGCGAGTGCTCCTGAATGCGGCCTACGTCATCGTCGTCAGTGAAGGGGATGATGTTTTTTATTTCCATCTCGCGCCCCTCGATTTTTAGTAATCTACCGGCTCGCCGAAGCAATCTTTATGTTTTGCCCAGCCAGGTCGGACGCAGCGGTCATCCTCTTCGACGCAACCGAGAATCATTACTGTAATCCAGACAAGGGCGCACAATGCGATCCAGCCGATGTCAGCCATCCCAGACTGTTTTCCGCCTTTGATAACTTTCAGGTCAGGACGGCTAGCGATGGCCTCTTTCTGGTCCATAATCGCGCGCATAAGCTTACTCATCTGAGCATCATCAATGCGGCGCTCCTCTTTGCTGCCGTCATTGTAAAACTTAATTTGGTACAACTCGCCTTTTCTTATTTCTGTTTTGCAATCGATTATCTTTTTCATGTGTGTTTCTCTTTCTTTTTTGTGTGTTTTACATCTCTAACAACTTTATCTCCATCTCGTACTGCTCTATCTCTTTTTTGATGCGTCGCTTTGTGTCATCGATTCGCAGCAGAGCGCGCATCCAATCATCTTTCGCTTTTTCCTCTTCGTCCAGAGGTTTTTTCATCAACAAGCGTTCTTCTCTTCGCGCCCATTCCGCAAGCTCAAACTGCATTTCGCGGACGGCGCGCTGTTTCCGTATCAACAACGCAGCTCCCGGAATCATTGTGGCCTCCCAACGCTTTCAATCCATTTTCTCTGTTTCTCAGCGAACCGATTCAACGGCCACTTTAAGTACAATACTTCCCCTAATTCGCCTAATCGCTCGTGGCATCTGTAAATTTTCTCCGCTAGATACAATTGTTCGTGCTTAAATTGGTTCAATCTTCGAATCGCTGCTTCGTCGTTTTCGTCTACTCGCACCAGCAATGCATTCATCATTCGAGCGTTTTTTTGTAGGTCGCCGTATAATGATTTGCCCAAACTTTGCAGGTCACGAATCTCGATTTTCTTTTTTTGTGTGTCTGTCAATTCCATTACTGCCTCTCAATTAGAACGGTAAAAACTCATCATCATTCGAATGCGCTTTCGCGGGTGGTTGAATCTCAGTGATGTCAGTCACTCGCGCATCTCCAAACATTTTGCCGTTGTGCTCTTTGCCGCCGAGCTTGCCTTTAATCTCCACAATTGCCCCAATTCTTGCGTGTTTTGCAAGCTCTCCGTCGATTGTAAGGATGGCGAAGTTTTGCCCGAATTTGGTTAGGTCTAGGTCGATGCGCATCTTCGAGAGGGAGCGTCCGTCTTTGCTCCAAAACTCTTCCACGGATTTAACTTCGCCGCGCACTCGAATCATGTTTACGACTGATGTATCTGTCATGGTTTTCCTTATCGTTTAATCGTTTAGTCGTTTAATTGTTATTCCGTCAGTTAAAACAAACCCCAAGCTAATTTAAGTTGTTCATTCCAAAGGTTTTTAATCGGGCGACAATGGCATTCTCTAAGTTCTTGTAAAACGTCAATAGCGATTCCAACCCGCTCCCAATCTTTCATGTCCAGTGCGTGATTTAATAGCGATTCAACTGCCTTCATTAGTTGGTAACGCTTTTCAATTTCACTTTCCAATCGATCGCCTCGGGCCGCTCTTTCTAAATGTTGCCGCTGAAGGTCGTAGAGACTTTTTGGTTTTGGAAGTGGTGGAGGCTCATCTTGTTGGAACCTTCTTAATTCAAAAATTACGTCTTCAACATCTCCAAAATTCATTAAGCAAGTTTTGACAATATTCAAAATCTCTAATTCTTTTTTATTTTCATCCCAATGCCTATCATCTTCGCTTTCATTATGTAGTTCTTCTGTCATCGTGAGCGATCTCCTTCATCATTTCCACATTTTATCGTCAAAATCGTCAAAGCTTCTGTTAGATTGCGGTTGTGTTTCTGGTTTTGAGCCCTCCTTGTAGGTAAGTGTTTCAGGTTCAACGTCAAGGTAAACTTCTTCCGTTCGTCCGAATCGCACCTTTGCAAAATCCGCTAACATGCGGCGCGGGTCGTCGTTAATCTTTGATAGCAGAATCGCGATATCTGCACTCTGTTCAATTTGTCCGGTATCTTTAAAGTGGATGAGAGCTGGCTTGCCATCCCCGTTTTTTATGTCCCTGTTTAACTGCGCAAGGATAAACATCGTAACGCCCGTATCTTTCGCAAAGATTTGAATCTCCTGACAGATATCAGCTAATTCTTCGCGGCGTGAGAATGAACGAGCGGATGATTTGATTAGTTGGACGTAATCGACCATCGCCACTGCAATGTTCTTGGTTCGTTTCAACCTTCGGATATCTCCTAAAATCTCCTCAAAGGTTTTTTTCTTTGATGTTTCAATAAAAAGTGGAATGCTGGAAACTTTTTCATGGGCTTGGAACGCCCGCTTGCACTCCGCTTCTGTCAGATTCATCTCCTGTACTTTTTCGCTGTTAATCTTGGCTACCTGCTGCACCAGCCTCACTCCATTTTCGTTCTCAGTCATTTCAATCGAGAACACTACAACGCCCGTCCCCGCTGCTGCCGTTTCAAGTGCGATTTGTTGCATAACCGCGCTTTTCCCAACACTTGGTCGAGCCCCGATATAGATGACGCGCCCCTCGATTTTTTTGAATTGTCGGTCAAAGGAGGGTATTCCCGATTTGACTATGACGGCATTGGCTTCCTCTGGTGGGTAGAGAATCGGGGTCATCAATTCGCCCGCTTGTTTCAGCGTTGGGCCTTCACCGCGATTAAGGGAGGCAAGCACAATCTCCATCTCGGCAAGGCACTTCTGCCAATTCGACTCTTTTTCAATTTGAATATAGGTGCTCTTCAAGGCTGCAAGTGCTTTATTCTTCCTTGCCGTCTCGATCAGTTGCTTCGCGTCAAACTTTGCAATCTCGCCAGTTGGACCGACCGAAGCGTCATTCGTTAGGTTCACAATCGCGCCAGGGTCCCCCCATTCCTTCCTAGATGCCTCTGGAAGCCCCATAAATGCCGCTGGTGCGTTTAGAAAGGGCCGGTCCTTGTCTACCCCTAGGCCTAGGCTCATCACGCGCCACAGGGCTCTGTAGCGGCCTTGGCTGAAGTGTTCTTCTCTAAGCCCCAATTCGACTAGGTTGTCGATTAGGGCCGTATCGAGGATGCATCGAGCTAGGATATTTATTTCTGACATTGAAGAGCCTTATCAAGAAAGCATTTAACAAAAACAGCCCGTGTCATTTCGTAATCTCTCGTACCTTTTTTAAGGGGTTTTAACTGTTCCCGATAATTTGTGATGGCTTCATCGGAATCGTAGAGCATTGCTAGCGTAGGAAGCTTTTGGAATGCGCCATGGAATTGTGGTCCGTCACTTGCTGCGGCAACGAGGCGGTCGAACAAGCTGCGAGCTTTATCTCGTTTAGTTGCTTCCGTACTTTGCTTGTCCTCAAAAAAACGAGGAGCGTTGTTTGGCAACCATTTTTTAAAAGTAAGTTCCCATCCTGGCCGTTTTATCCCCTTACCTTCCGACCATGTGTGCATTTCATAAGAAAGGTTTTTGATTGCGGTCTCAAGGTTAGGATCTGATAGCTCCGCCCATTGCGGCACCTCTCGTGCATTTGCCTTTAATTTTTCCATACGCTCGGGGGTTAGCCATACGGATGGCGTAGGGCAGAGACTTTGGGGCTCTTTGATTCGGGCCTTTTTTTTCTTGGAAAGGGGGGGCGCGGAGTCTCTGGGGGGATGGGTAAGGTCCGGAGTCTCAGGTTCTTCCAAAATCTGAAAAGGCTCTTTAACAGAGTCGAGGTCTATTAAAGAATCCTTTAATTCAGGTTTGGTGGGGAGAGGAGCGTCAGCGACGACCTGATCTTCTAAATGATCTTCTTTATGATCTTCTAATGATCTTCTTGGGTGAACTGTATTCACTATTGATAGTGAACTGTATTCACTATTATGGTGAACTGTATTCACTATTGATAGTGAACTGTATTCACTATCTACAGTCTGATAGTGAACTGTATTCACTAGTCGCCATATGTTTGTCTGCAATCCACGCGATTCCTTTATCAGCTGATTTTTTTCAACCAGCTTGTTTAGAACGTTGATTGCATGGCGGCGGGTACACGCTAGCTCTTGCGCCCATTGTTCAAAGCTAAGGTAGCACTCAAGAGGCGGGGTGCTATTTTGAAAGCTCCAAACTCGGCAGAGTATAACTCTCTCGTGAAGAGAATAATTGTGATCGTGCCAGATATGTTGAGGAAAGCGGTGAAACGTGATGGTTTTGTCCTTGCCGGATGGGCAGGAAAGCGGTATTTTTTTAGACATGGCACCTCTAGTTAGGTTAGGGACTGCTTACTGATGCTTAAGAGGCGGAAACTCTTAGGCATCGGGCCTTTACGGCCTAGCCCCACAACTAGCGGGCATGTAATGACGGTACACTACCGTTAGCGTACCGGAAAGAGGTTTTTTTCAGGTGGTGAGATACCAGATAAGTGAAACAAAACACATGACAAAAAGGTCCCATTCGCTAACGTGGTCGCTCATCGTGTCTCCCAATTTTTTTCTAAGGGGAGGCTCCCAACCCTGCGCAATACCTCGTCGTCTCTAGCTTTTTCGTACTGTTTGTAAGCTTCTCGCGCATTGATTACTAACCATTTCATCTCGCGATCTAGCCTCTCATAGTCACCCATTTCATACATCCGATTGCTCTTAAACCCCAACAAATAAACGATATCCATTGATTTAAAAGTACTGTCGTGAATTTGTAATCGGTACTCAGAAGATTCAAAGTGCGTTATATATTTAAAGTGTACGTGCGTTTGACCGTCATTATTAAAAAAAACCAACTGCATCAAATCGCGGCCAAGGTCTAACCATGGATCGCGATACACCATTTTTTTTTGTTCTGCTGTCATTGTGTTCCTTTATTTTTTTTTAGTCTTTGATTACTCGCACGCGATCAGAGGTTCCATTTTTTAAAAGGCTTAACTGCTGCCTGATCTCTTTGAATCCCCTTTGTGACGGTGACAAAAAACCAGCCAAACAATCCCAAAAATGCCAGACTGACTACGATGATCACGCCAACAACTAGATAAATTATTGTTCCTAACATTATTTCTCCTTTTTTTTAGCTTATCCCGTTGAACGGCCTTGGCTTTCTTGGTCTGCCTACACGCCTGCCAGGGTTAGCCTCTCGATTCGCCCGTCTCCTCAGTGTCTCCAACCGCACCGCTTCCGCTAATTTTTTCCGCTCCTCAATCTCTTCCAGCCGATACATCAAGGAACGGCAACCCGATTCGATGTAGCGGAAGATGGCTTGCTCGATGACCTGAAACCGGCTCATACCCGTTTCGACCATCATCTTCTCAACTCTATCGGTCAAGTCTTTCGGACGCTGAGCTATCCTTAGCAGCGTTGCCCCTTTCCTGATTCCCATTGTGTGCGTCCTCCTTGGTTTCGTTCTGTTCAAGCCATTTTTTAGCGCGTTCTAGAGCCGCCTCTCTCTTATTTTTTTTCTGGTTGGGGGTGAGAAGCCCTAGGATTTTAGCTCGCGCCTTCTCAGCTCGATTCTTCGCCGTGCTGACTTGCTTACCCTCAAAAAACTCAATTCGGTCACTGAAGGGGTGCTGAGAACAGCGAAATTTTAGGTAGTACTCTAGCGCATGAAGTATGAAGACGGCCTCCGGTACGTGGAATTTTTCCGAGCCTCTGCGAACGGCTTCGCGAATCGCGGGACGCATGACCACGTCATAGGGTTCCTTTGTTGGCATTGTGTCTCTCCATTTTTGTGGGGGGATTGCTCCCCCGTTGAATTAAGCAATGTACACGCCGCCACCTATCCGATCACCGCTCTTCGGTTGGGCGGCTTTGATCGTTTCGATCGTTTCTTTATCGATCGTGATCAATTCGAGCCCCTTCATACCGTTTTGAAGATGTAAAAAAACAGGGTAAGAGCTGCCATGTTTATAGTTGATTCGAGCTTTGCCCGTCTCCTGACGCACCATCCCGACAAGCCTATCGCCTTGAAACTGCAACCACCCGCGATCGTCTGGTCCAGCCGGATAAACAACGCAATCATCCGCCTTACGCATTTTGGAAAGTTTTAGCTGTACTCTTTTCATTTTTGTGTCTCCTTTTTTGTGGGGTTACTACTTCGTTGCGCGGAATGCTCTCACGTCTGAAACGGGCCATCCGTACGTTGAACAGTACCGTGCCACAGCGTCTCGTTTAGTCTTTGATTGGATCGTGCTGCATCGGTACGCCCATTCCGATTGCCCGTTTCGCTGCGTGCGCACGAAGAGATCGAGCTTGCTGTACGTTTTCGTGCAGAGGGTTATTTTTTGTGTCATCGTATGGTGTCCTTTTTTTGGGGGTTGCCCCCCCTAATGTTTAATTTGTCGAATCCGCTTAGCCTATTCGATATCGGGCTTTATAACTTTTAATATATTTTTGTACGCCCATTGTCGTCTTGAGAGGATCTCGATCTCGAATCACCGATCGACACCATTCCCCTTTGTAGTTTTTTGAATACTGCACGGGCCAGAATTGCCCTAATCCGTTTTTGAACGCGCCAAAAATGTTAGAGTCACTCGACTCCTGATCAGCGTAATAATCTAACTCGCTTATAATTTGCTCAGCTGTTTTCATTTTTGTGTTCCTTTTTTGTGGTGAATTACAATACCGGACTAGTCCATGTCATTGCCTGTCGATCACTCACGCATCCAGCTTTATTCAACCGATCTACTAGCACGTTCCAGACTAATCGCTTTTTCACTCCGTCTGTTTTGTTCGAGGGGTTCAGCTCGAGCATGGCCGCCCACTCAATCCGAAACAGTTTGATCACTTGGGCTTTGGTGTATTGTCGCTTGTCCATATTGTGTTCCTCTTGTTTGTTTGTTTTAGCCGGTAATGTTACCGAGACTCCGCACCGTGATGCGGAGGAGTCGGGACCACTAGGCGTTAGAACGAATTACACTAAAAATGCCTCGCAGCAGTTCCGCATACTCGTTCTCATCCGCACTTTTACAATCAATCCAGCTTGTTGAAGCACGTTCGAATCGCACTTCTGCACCATTCAAATTGCAATTCGATGTCAACTCGCTTTGAACGTACTCAATAATCTGAGCCATTGTTTCGTCGTTTACTGTGCTTTCGATGTAGATAGTTGCCATAAGTTTCCTTTTTAGTTTGTTTAGTCCGGTAGAATTACCGATACTCCCCACAGTAGCGGGGAGGCTCGGGAACACTAGAACCGTTTCGCAAACTCTCGATACCAACGGTCCCATAGTTCATTAGGAGTAGAAAACATATCCCAACCGTCATGATATTCGATGCCGTCAAAGCGATAGGGAGTTGGACGATATGCGCTTGTTTCGGCGATACCAACGGCAATCATAGGAGCATAGTCGGGATAGTGATCTAATACCTCGTGCTCCCATGCTTTTTCCATGAAATCTTGGACGGCCTCGGCAACCGTGGTTACATTCTCCCATTCTCCGAGGGTATCAAGAGCTATTTCATGTTCGATTACAATGCGCTTCATCGTGTTCCTCTTGTTTGGTTGTTATTGCATCAACCGTGTCAGTTGATAAGATGATAATATAATCAGTCCTTGCCATAGTCAAGGACATTTACAAAAATAAATGAGGAAAGTTAATAGAGCCTAACCACCCGAAACTACTACCGAAACTTTAATCTTGAACAAAGGACTCAAGATTAAACTCGAAAAAAAATGTTGTTTCGGATGTTGACATTGAGATACTTTGAGGGGGGAAGGGGGGTGCTAACACGAGTATAGCGATTGTCTCAAACGAGTCGAACGTAGATCGGCGAAGTGAAGAGACAAGAGCGCATTAGCAAGCATCAAGCACAAGTCATAGAGCGAGTATGGTGAGGAGTTAACGGCACGTTGACGACGATACGATACGAGCTCGTAGGGGAGTAGATAGAGGTTAGATAGACGTAAGTGAGTGAGGTTGATCGGTGTGGTTAGATGGTAGGGGTTAGAGTGTAGATTGATCGTATAGATTGAGGTTAGATTCAGGTTATAGATAGAGGTAAGGGATGGTAGGGTAGCGAAACTCCCAAGCTTGTCAAAAAAACAAAAGCCCATCGTGAGGAAGCAATGAGTATCCGGTTGAGATTGGAGCATCTAGTTCCCGAAGCGATAGATGCGCTGAGGGAGGTTCTGCGTGATGGTTCGCACCGCGAACGCGTGAATGCGGCTAAAGAGGTTCTCAGTTGGGTATACGGCGACAGAGAGACCGTTCAAACGGTCGATATTCAACTATGCGCCGTGGCACCAGAAGCAATTACTCTTGATGAGATACGCGCAGAATCCGAACGTCGAAGGATTGAATCCTCTTCTCCGGTTCTGATGTCCGATAACGTTCAATTATCGGACACTAGGAAATTGAGGACGAGTGACGACCTCTTTCAAGCAATCGCGAACATCCGACCCGACTCTGAGCCACAATAATCCGCAACCTGACCTCAACCGTTCACCTGACTAGGCTCTTTTCTTGCGCTTTTTCGCCTACTTGCCTTTCTCCGCGCC